TCATAAAATCTTCTAGCCAACCTAGCACCAGGACTAATGGAGATGCAATACAAACAAATGACATTTGGTTTGATACAGATGATGGTCAGATATACACAAGAAATGCATCTAATAATGCCTGGGTAGCGGGGCGTGATGCTACATTAGTTAGTCTTTTTGGTAGCACCAGTTTTACGGGTAGTACTTTGACTGCGGCTATGGCTACAGCTCAGTCCGATATTGTTACAGTTACGAATGCTCAAACTTCTACCGCTAGTTCTCTAACTAGTCTTACTAGTACAGTAGGAACTAACACTAGTTCTATCTCTACTTTGAATACGACTACTGCTAGTCATACAGGAGATATCAATGCAATGTTTGTGTTACAAGTATCTACAGAGTCTGACGGTAGTAAGTCTGCAGCAGGTATGGTTGTTGGTTCTAATGCAAGTGATGGATCGGGAGCTCAGTCCTATGTGCAATTTCAAGCAGACAAGTTTGTAGTATGGAACGGCAATAACGCTAGTACTGCACCTTTTATAGTATCTAGTAATACAGTTTTTATAAAAGATGCGATGATCCAAGATGCAGCCATAACAACTGCTAAGATCGCGTCGTTAGCTGTGGACGAGGCTCGTATAGCTAGCGGAGCTATAACAAATGCAAAGCTTGGAGACGCATCTATAAGCACTGCTAAGATCCAAGATGCAGCTATAACAGATGCTAAAATTCTTAATGCAGCCGTGACAAATGCAAAGATAGCTAACGCTGCTATAGACACTGCTAAGGTTGGTAGCTTGTTTGCAAACTCTCTTAGTGGAGATGTATCAAAAGGTGCTGCAGTTAGTTTAGCGTCTACTGTTTATATAGTTAATAATAGTAATACATTCACTCAAGTTCTTGAACTTACGTTAGGAAAACCTACTCACCCCACGGGCTGGCTACCTTATGCTAACTTTCATATAAATAGGATGCAGACTGATAAGAACTCCTGGTATCACATTGTTATTGAAATGGCCCCATTTAACGTAAATACTTCTGGTGGAACGACTGCAGAAACTGCTTCTACTAGCTCAGCAACTTCTGCGTTTGGGGTAGGCCATGACCAAAGTTCTATTACTGTAAATAGTGAGACTATTGCCAACGGGGCAACGGGCTCTTACGTAGAAGTAGCTAGGATAACCACTGTCGCCGTAGATACTACATTAGGTGGGGGTACTTTCTCTATAGCTGGAACTTGGGGAGCGGCTTCTACTAACGTAACATATGGTATAAAAGCACGTCTCAGGGTATCAGGAGACGCAAACGTTATTGGAGATAGTAACGCTGCAGGTAACATAGCTTTATACCACGCTACTGGATTTTTAATGGGAGTAAGATAATGAGTCAACCATACTATTACAACTGCACTCTAGTAAGAGTCATTGATGGAGATACAATTGATGTAGATATAGATCTTGGATTCAATGTAGTTTTATCTAAACGCAGAGTGCGTCTGATGGGCATAGATACCCCAGAATCTAGGACTAGGAACCTAGTAGAAAAAGCTCTTGGTCTAGCTGCAAAAGACCGTTTAATAGAGTTGTGTGGAGAGAAACTCCAATTACTTTCACAAGGCACTGATAAGTATGGAAGAGTTCTAGGCGTACCTCATACTGTCGATGGCCAAGACATTTGTAAAATTTTAATTGATGAAGGCCATGCTTGTGAGTATTACGGCGGTAAAAAAACTAAAGTTTGGGGGGTAGAGTAATGGCTTGGGTACAATGGGTAGATAACGCAGTTGTAGGCAATGCAGTATACGAAGAAAAAGGAACAGGCGACAATTGGAGAGAGCTAACAGTAGTCGATCAAACTTGTACTGATGCTCAAGAGCTTGTTATTGTAGAAGAAGGAGGAGTTCTCAAAAAGAAAGCAGTTGATAGAACTTTGACCTATGCTGAAAAAAGAGTATTAGAATATCCGCATTTTAGAGATCAATTAGACATGATGTACAAAGACCAACTTAATGGAACTACTACTTGGAAAGATGCTATTACTGCTATAAAAGAAAAGTATCCAAAAGAATAAAGATTGTTGTAAAATAAAAACGTGATTAATAGACCTACAAACTATAAAGAAAAAACTACGTACAGAGATGTATGTACTAAGAAGTATTCTACTGTACAAAACCACGACGGTTCTGTTCCTGGTGTAACACCGAATGCTAAGTTTGTTGATACTAAGTCACATCGTAAGTTTAAAAACACAATAGCGGAGTACTAATATGGCTATGCACAGCAAAGGAAAAAAGAAGAAGAAAAAGGGCATGACTAAAAAACCCAAATCTATGAAAATGAGAAAGATGAGAGGGTATTAGTGAAAAGGTTATCTCCTAAACAAAAGAAGATAGCTCGAGCTGCTAAACCTCGTAATCGTATTACAGGTGCAGATTTTAAAGCCCTGAAACGTAAGAAAAAAAGAAAAAAGTGAAGGAACCCAAACAAACACCTTCTTCAGCATTTGAGAGGGAGTGTGCTCTTAGGTTTGATTTTATTGAGAAAAGATTGGACGAAGGGTCAGATAAATTCAAACGTTTAGAAGCGTTACTATGGGGTGTTTATCCTGTAGTTATAACTTGTTTGTTGGCTACTAGGTACCTCTAGTGGAAGATATTACTTTATTTATAGCGGAAGTTGGGTTCCCGATAGCCGCTGCTCTCGGACTAGGTATATTCATATGGAAGCTCATTAATAGAATTATTGATGGCATGGAGACCAAACTAGATGTTTTAGATGACAAGGTAGCTGATCAGATAGAACAAATGGAAGCTCGGTTAGGAACTAAATTAGACTCACAGCACGGTATTTTAGTAGCTCTGATAGACAGAGTTCGCAGCCTTGATAACGAAATCATACGTCAGGATACTATGATAAAAACCATATTAGGTGTGCCACAGCTAATAGACACAGATAAAATGGCTAAAGCGGATAGAGATGATCAACGCAAAGACTAATGGCCAAACAACAAAACCAAAAGCTAAAGAAAGCTTTAATCTGCAAGCGTATAAAACAACAGAAAGACAGACGTAATGGATAAAGACAGAATCAAACAAATAAAAAAAGAACAGCTCGTATCCATAGATAATGTAATATTTGAACCTATGCCAAGAGACAAATATATCTATGAATATACAAATGATGAGTTTGAAAAAGATTTTGTACAGCTAGATAAAGTAATTAAAAGAGCATCTTTGTTTGTAATATTTTTAGCTCTAGCAGGGATGATGTTTGCAATCTATTTAATGTAATGGATAGAGAAAAACAAAAGATACTCTTGTTGGTCTGTGTATTAGGTCTAGCCAATGTATTGTTAATTTCTTTGACGCTTGGTGCTGATGAAATGACACACAAATTCAAGAACCCTAGTTTCTCAGGTGTTGGTACATCTAGCCATTATCTAACCATAGAGAACCAAGAGTTCAATAGAAAAGAAGCTATACGTGAAGAAATAAAAGCGTATCAAGAAGATCTAGAACGTGAAGCAGAAAATACAACCTTAGCTAGATTCATACGTAACTTAGAGAGTAGAATATATGCGCAACTAAGCAGGCAACTGGTAGATAGTTTGTTCGGTGAAACTGCATCAGATTTTGGTACTCTTGAATTAGAAGGGAACACTATAGAATATAGGGTAGAAGACGATAAAGTAACATTAATAATTACAGATGAAGAAGGCAATACAACAGAAATTACTGTACCTCTTGGTTCTTTTACTTTCTAGTTGTGCCTTACTCGTAGACCCTTTAGACAACGGAGTGCCTCCTATAAGAAGCATTGAGTCAGCGCAAGTTGGTGCTTTACTTACAAACTTAACAGAAGTCCCTTCTCCTATACGAAAGCCTGTTGTAGCTGTATATCCTAAGTCTTTTAAAGATGACACAGGTCAACGTAGGTCTAACAGTCAATACGCAAGTTTTAGCACAGCTATTACTCAAGCCCCTGATGCTTATCTAATTAGAGCTTTGAAACATTCGGGTGTATTTGACGTAGTAGAACGCAAAGGACTAGATAACTTAACAAAAGAAAGACAAATCATACGTACAACGCGGGAATCTTTTGATGAAACACAAAAGGTAAAACCCTTGCTTTTTGCTGGTTTAATCATGGAAGGAGGAGTTATAGGGTATGAGTCTAATGTAAAATCAGGCGGGTCTGGAGCTCGTTATCTTGGTATTGGAGGCTCCAAAGAGTACAGACAGGACTCTGTCACCATCTCTCTACGTACAGTTTCAGTTAGTACAGGTAAAATTCTTATAGAAGTGTTAGTTACTAAATCAATTCTTAGTGCAGCGGTATCTTCTGATGTGTTCAGATTTTATGCAAATAATACTGAATTAGTTGAAATTGAGAGCGGTATAGTAGAAAATGAGTCTATAAATATTCTTTTACAGATGGCTATCGAGACAGCTGTTTTACAAACAATAGAGGAAGGATATGAACAAGGATACTGGAAAACAAGTTCTTGAACTTTTCAAGGCGATTTTATTTGGTTTTGGTTTGTTAATTTTATCTTTGCATTTAATTAGTGCAGACAACGAAATATTTATAGATCAATCAGGTGCTACATCTAATCTAGATATAGAACAAGTCGGCGGCGGCGGTAACATCATAGGTGGTGCAGATGCAGCAGCGGGCAGTATGACGGCACTAGATTTAGATGGTACAAGTATGACCTTAGATGTATTACAAAAAGGTGCATCTAATAAATTCTTAGGTGACATCTGGGCAGACACTTACACAGGTTACTTTTCTTTTATAGGAGACAGTAATACTTTTAACATGTCTACAGACGAAACAAATGCTACAGGTGCAGATGGTTCTAATGTAAATGTTCAGTTCACAGGCAATACAAACACAGCGACTTTGAATCATGCTATGACTGCACTAGCAGCTAACTTAGATTTAGATTGGATAGTCCAAGGTTCAGGTAACACAATTACATCTAGCATAGATGTTGATGGTGCTACTAACTACATGGACATAGACGGTGATGATAATACTGTTACTTATGATGGTGACGGGTATGCAGGTGGTTACTTCTACCTAGACCATACAGGCAGTACAAGAACATTTAACATAGATCAGGAGTCTACATCAGATAATGATTGGCTTAAAATTACATCTGCTGGCTCTAATGGTACTGTTTGCGTTACTCAGTCAGACGCAACTACTTCATTCGTCTGTTGAAATAGGTTTGATATCGGAGCTCAGAGGCAACGCACAAGTCTTAAGAGACAAGCCCTATGGGGCTGAATTAGAGTTTGACATACAACAAATGGATGATGTCCGCACAGAAGCGGGTAGAGTTGCTATAACATTTGAAGATGATTCTACAGTTAAATTAACTGAACATTCTAAACTGGTCATAGATGAGTATATCTATGACCCCGACCCTTCTAAATCAAAGATGGCCTTAAAGTTTGCTAGTGGTACAGCAAGGTTTATCACAGGCAAGTTCAACAACAAAAGCAACATATCTATACGTACGCCTACAGCGGACATTGCTATCAGAGGCACAGACTTTACTTGCACCGTAGATGAGCTTGGCAGGTCATTAGTTATATTATTACCAGATGAAAACGGCATATCTAGTGGCGAGATCCTCGTATCAACAGCATCTGGTAGTGTTACGTTAAACAAACCGTACCAGGCAACGACTGTATCTGTATACGAAAGCAACCCAACAGCTCCTGTTGAGTTAGATATTACGCTAGATCTAATAGATAACATGTTAATCGTAAACCCTCCAGAAGAAACCGAACAACAACTAGAAGAAGCACAGTCAAAGACTACAGTAGACTATTTAGACTTTGAAGATTTAGACATTGATTATCTAGCAGAAGATTTTTTAGAAGCAGAAGAAGACCTAGAGTTTACTGAACTGGATGTTGACATGCTTGCGACAAACTTCTTAGAAGATCTATTAAATGTAATAGATGCATTAGCTATAGACAAAGAAGAAGACCAACTTAAGCAGGGTGGTGTAGGCATTCGTATAGTAGGCACAGAGATAGGACAAGATAAAGATACGCAGATAACTACAATAGTATCTGGGCAGAGTATAAGTTTAACTAGGACTGTAAATCAAAGTGCTAAGGTAAACCTAGACGGCTCTGGTAGCTACACAATAGTATTTATACAAGACGGTGTGGCTAATACAGTTAAGGTTAATGGTGGCTCTTCAACTACAATAACCATTAAACAAGGGACAGGATGAGAAAATTACAGTTTGGGATTTTACTAATATTACTTAGTCTACCTTTAATTTATTCAATACCTTTACTAGAAGTAATCAAATTAAAAACTTTTGATGCATTAGTACCTGAACAACCTCCTTCAGACTACTTTACGATACTAAATATTACAGAAGAAGATATTACCAATGAGGGTGGTTATCCTTTGTCACGTCAGACCCTTGCACAAATACATATAAACCTTTTGCGTAGGGGCGCTATAGGTGTTGGGTGGGTTATGGCTTTTCCACAACCT